CTTAAAAAATCGGTATAGCGACCGCAAGAAAACTGAAGCATACTGAATGTATGGCGGTGAAAATATTAAGTTCCATAAATGAAGTAACAAACGATGTTCACAGACGCTTTATAAAAGCCGGAATAAATACTGTAAACATTGTTGCAGCAAATGCCAGAAAAAACGCCATCCAAAATGTGCAACAAAATTTCACGCTGCGCAACAATTTTACTACAAAACAGATCCAATTCACACAATGCGGCCAAAACGTACAAACTCTAAATCAGATTAAAAGCGAAGTTGGAGCTACTGAAAAAGCCGGATATATGGCGCGCCAGGAACAGGGCGGCGCAAAAAGGAATAAAAACGGCGGCAATCTTATTATTCCGAATACAATAACGCGCGGCGGTTCAAACTCAAAACCAGTTCGCAGGGCTTATTATTACAACAACATAAAACCCCGGATTGTTCGCGGTTCAACAAAATTTTCAAGTCATAAAGCTGCACTTGTTGCCCGTGCTTTTGTTGCTGCAAAAACACAGGGTTTTATCCGCATGAACAATTCTATTTTTAAGGTTTCAAACTTTCGCAAGGCAAAAAGTGGCGATGTAAAATTTAGATCCGCTGAAATCTTGAATTTGAGATACACTCAAACTATTACGCCTAAAAAAGAATGGCTTGAACCAGCTTCAGAAGTTGCGGCGCGTGATATGCAGGCAATTTTTAATCAACAGATGGATTTAATAAATTAACGGAAGGCGGCTTGTTTTTCCGTCTTCCGTGGTTGTTAATTTTTCTTGTCTTTTCGGGTATATCCGAACAAAGCAAGCCATTTGTCCGCCCAATGAAACTTTAACGATAAAACTTCAAGTGTAGCAAAAACAACAAAAGCAACCAAAGTTGTAACAATTACCATATTGACCCCCGAATAAAAATCCGATAGATTAAATGGTAGCAGAAAAACTTTCTGCTACCGCCTTGTTTACCACCCCATCCAAATTGGCAGGTAGTGTTCAAGGATTGTTGATATGATTGAAGTTGCTACAGCGGCCGTTATCCATTGCAGCAACTTAATCCCAACGCCCACCAAACTAGGTTTCTTGGTGGGCTTTTTCGTATTTCTACGATGCCCTTTAACAACCTTCTTCTTTTTTACAAGAAGCCCCCTTGCTTACAAGATTATATTACTACGCTTTTAGAAAAGTGTCAAGCGTTTTTCAAAAAAAAGTTTATAAATCGTCAAATAAAGATGGTTGCTGATAATTGGCAATTTCAAAATCAGAAAGAAGAGTTTTTAATTTTTTGTTGTTTCCTATCCATGACTGAATGCGAAAAACTGCTGCGCGTTGCGCGTCTTTTTCAGTCGGATATTTTGTTTCTTTTTCGGTGGGATAGTACGAGCGGACAAAACGGCGCAGCTTACAATTTACGCTGTAGACAAAGCCGTTTTGCGCTGCATAAATTGTAAGTATTATTTGCGAGCCGTTTTTAGATTCATCTCTTTTTTGCACGATTGGCAAAGTTGAAACATAGGTCATCAGTTTGGTTGCCACTCCAGAATCTGCATATTCAAGATTTTTGCAATGCGATATTCGAGCCGTGCGCCTTTTGAGCGTTTCCAGCCGGGAAGCATACAGATAGCATTACACTTTGCAAGGAGTTTTATATCTTCTCTCATATATTCCGTGTAAGTAGGCATTCTACCTACATTCACTTTGAAAGAATGTTCTAAATCTTTTGCGATTTTTACAGGATTAAATATAAAAAATCGAGCGTGCAAATGCAGAAATAAATCTTTTTCAGCTGCCATGAAAATATCCTGCCAATTTTTTACACCTGTGATTCCGCCACTGATATAAATTGCAAGTGGTTCGCTGTGAGTGCATTTAATAGGTTCGCCGTTAGATAAAATCATTTTTCACCTCTCTTTATTTTCATTGCTTCTTCATAATCACCAGGATAATATTGTTTGAATGCTTGCCAGCATTCTTCTGGTGTTGGTTCGGTTTCGCTTTCTTCTATGCAGATTTTCTTTCCGCATACAGGGCAAAAACCATCCAACAAAACAACACATTCTTCGTATTCTGTGTCGATAAAATCACAGCCGCCGTAGTTATCCGGGCAAGGCAAATGATGTTCTGCAAGTTTGTCAAAATCGGGGTAATCTTTCATTGTTCAACCTCTTTTATATTTTTTAAATGGAAAGCATAAACAGGCTTGTCGATGTGCAAGTCTGTGTCCTTGCCATCTACGATTTCAACCTTTGTTATCCATGCTTCAAGTTGTTTTTTTGTGTAGCCTAAGCGAAGAAAACAAGGGGCAGAAAAATTATCAAAAATCCATAATTGTTTATTTTTATCCCAGTGCCCACCGCCACCCCTAAACTCTGCTTTTTGCAATCGGCGCGTCCAATACGGTTTTACTTCGCGATATTCTACCGATTTTTCGCCACTTTTGATTTTTTCAAACCAATACTTTTTAAGTGTAAAAACAAGCATTGTTATATACTCCTATTCCTTAATCCGCATTTAGAACCCTTAAACCAATCTCCACCAAATAAAGCTATTCCCTTGTAGCAATGGTGTAATGCTTCAAGATTTCCATGCCGACAAAGAATCTTTATAGCATTTTTTCTGTATTTATCACGGCACGGCTTTATTGTGCGCATGACTTTAACAAGTTTTTTATACTGTCGTTTGTTCATTTGTTACCTCTTCTTTTTCCTGTTCTGTGAAATTACGTTCAAAGAAATTGCTTGCATCTATACAAACGCGGCGGATTGCCTGGCAAGTTTCTTCATTGTTTGTTTCTGCAATTTTCATAATTGCAACAAAATAATTCTGCATTTCAAAGCATTTATTCATCATTTCTACTTGCTCCTAAAAATTAAAATATATCCATTTCGTTGTTTGAATCATCTAGGTCTGAATCCCAATCTGGTTCTTCTGGCGGCTGTGCGTAGGTTGGTGGTCGCTGCTTAAATTGCGTTGCGGGGCCGTTTGTCTGCGTTTTTTCTGTGCTATCACCAAACAAAGTGCCGTCATTCTGTTGCTGGGCTGGCGCGGTTTCATTCAAAGTTTGCAAGCCCTGTTCAGACAATTTAACATTGAAGAAAACAAGTTCCGGGTAGTTGTTTATTTTCTTCTGGCGGTAGTCAATTTCGCGATAATCGCGTTTTAACAAGCGTACAAACTTATTGCGGGTCAAGGCTTCTTTGCTTTCGTCTGAAAGTCCATAGTATTTCAAATAACATTCATAAGCCTTTTGAACTTCTGTATAGATTCCGCCGGACAAATCAAATACCAGGCAATCATTAACAAATTTATCAAGATCTGTTTTCTGCTCTTCGATATAGCGGCCTTTATAGCCTTCACATTCCGGGGAAAGAGGAATTTCACCATGAAGATTAACATTCAAATCAATGTAGAGCTGCATAAAATATTTGACCACGGCAGGAAATTCCGGGCGCAGGTAGTTTATAAACCCTGTCGCCGTTTTGCTGCCTTCGCCTTTTTTGTGCTGGATATTGAACGGAATTACAACCATTCGGGAAATTGCGGCTTCATCGTGAGCGTCAAAGTTTGGCGAATAGTTGGATGCAATAATAATTTGCGCGGTTGGAATAAAGTCGTGCGGATCGCGCCACAATCCACGGGCCGTAAGCGTGTCGCCACCTGTAAGCTCTTTCCAGAAAGACGTATTAAGTGAAGCGTTGCGTGCGGTTTCCTGGGCAAACGCACAGCATTTTCCTTCCAGCTTTGCGATTTCTGGACTTGCTTCGTTTCCGCTTGCGCGTTTGAATCCTGTTGAAACGAGTACGTCCGGTTTTACACGGGCGCACATTCCTTTGAAAATTTCTTCTACAATGTTACAGGTTGTAGACTTGCCCGTTCCGCTTTTTCCTAAGAAAATGCCGCCGTACTTAAAGCCAGTGTTACGACTAGGAATGAGCGACAAATAATAAAGCAGGGTTTGCAGCGTTTTTTCGTCTTTGAAGCTTCCCTTCATAAACTCCAAAAACTTTTCCGGCTTTCCAGCTTTGCGTAATTCTTCTTCTTTGTAGGGTAGCATTTCGCGGCGGTATTCTTCCGGGCGGCTTTTTCTGTATTCGATTTCTTTACCAGAAAAGTCTACCACACAATCTAAAAGCGTGAGCGTTTCGCGAACTTGTGGGCCGTCAAAAGGAACATTTTCACGGAATACATCGGGTTTCAAGCCGGACAAATCCTGTGCAAGTTCGACACGGAAGCGGCGGCCTTCAAGTTTTTTAACAAGGTCGTTTATAAGGCTTTTTTTGTCAAAATGCTTTTCAAGATATTTAAGCATAAGATTAAGCAGAATTGTATAAGCTGCGCCTGGTGCGTCTGGTTCACGAACCCAAACATGACCGTTGAAAAAATACCAGCGTTTTTCACATTCAACATAAATCAAACGGCCCTGCAATACTGATGCAACTGTAAGAGCGGCCGAGCGTACACCCTGCGTATTTAAGAACTGCAAAAAATTAACATCGTTTTCCATTTTGTCATAATCAATGGAAACAATGGTTTGTTGTTCTTTTATGTTGCGCAAGATTTCACTTGCCGGAATAAGTGCTTTTTCAAGTTCACGGCGCAAGTAGTTTGAAACGCCGTATTTTTCACAAATTTCGAGAATAAAATAAGGGGTAATATTCGATTTCTTTTCAAGCTGCTTAACAGTTATATTGCCTTCGCCCCATTTTAAGATTTCGTTTATTGTCTCTTTGTTTTTGCAAGCCTTAACACAAGCAAGCGCAAAAAGTTCTGTATCTTCTTCGTCCAGTGAGTTATATTCAACTTTTTTAAGAAGCGAGCGCAAGCGTTTGATGCTCAATGTGTCATAATCAAGCCATAAAGTGCCGTGAATCTCTTTTTTTACTTCCGGCGTTTTATAAAGCTGCGCATTTTTGATTGCTTCAATAACAAGATCTGCACGACCTGCAAGAATTGCTTCGTCTGTGTCTTTGTATGGCACATTATCCGGCAAAATTGCAACTTTGATTTGTCCTTTGAATCCAGCTTTTAAGAGTTTTTCGGGAATGCTTGTTTTGTATTTGTCGGTTTCTGCAAAAGGCATTAAACCAAACATTTTTTGACCGATATAATTATTTTGTGCGTTGTCTTTATCTGCAAAGAATGTAATTTCCGGGATGTTATTAGGAATAATAAATTCCTGCGCTTTTGGTTCTGTAAGACCGTTTACGCCACAAGTTGAAAATACATTTTCAATCCCTGCTGCACGGCAAGCGATAGCGTCAAATTCACCTTCAACAAAAACAACAGGTTTTTCTTTTGGCAAAAGTCCTGGCATT